GCCAGCCTTTCGCTCACGAAACTTGTCCAAAAACGCCATCATAGTTGCGGGTGTATTGGCATTGAAAAGAGTTCTGCCGTCTGCCTTTGTAATTAGAGGAAATTCGCCCTCTTGGGCTTTTTGGAACGCGATGTCTTTTGCACGCTTTTGAATCTGCTTTTCATTAGTCAAACCTTCGGACCTTGCCTGCTCGGTTGCAGCGGGCAGTGCCGCCTTCAGGTCATTCAAATGGCCGTTGATGTACCCGTTGCCGGCAGCAACGGATGCGCTTCCCATCTCGCCGCCGTTATCAACCCAGTTTTGCAGCTTGCCCAAAGCGCGATCATAAGATCCACGCGAAAATTCAGACAAAGCCTCGATGGTATTGTCCCAGTTTTGGCGTACGCCTGTTTGGGCGCTGGTGGCACCAAGGGTGTCTGCCATGGTATCGGCAAAACCACCGTACTCCTGGCGCAGTCGGTCGCGCATGGCTCGATACCAATTGCGCGCCTTCATGATCACCGAAGCGTTTTTGTCTCCACCGTCTTCGCGATCGGCAACTTCTCTGACGGCTTTGACGATGCTTTTGGTCACACGGTTAAGATGGGCAGGATCCCAATCCGTTGCGCCCACGCGTTGGTCTTTAGTGCCTTTGGCCTTGTGGAAGTTATAAGCCTGCTCTTGAACCTTTAGCTCTGGGTAGCCTTCCGCATCCCGCACCACCTTCTCATTGTCTTTTTGAACGCCAACAATGTTGAACGGTGCCCATTCTGATGTTGGGAAGCGGTTTTTAAGCCTGCGATAAGAATACTCTACCTCTTCAGGCGTCAGTTTATGCGTTTGTGCAATTTTATTGATTATTTGCGTGTCTTCGGGCGCAAGTTTTGCTTTGACTTCTTTTCTTTTGCCACGGTTAATATTGAAATTGAAGTCTTCGGTTGTCTGGGTCACAGGCTGGTCGGCAGCCGCCTTCGGCATCAAGTTAGCTTGCGGCGCAGATTGCGCCTGCGGCAACACTTGTTGAGCCATCTGCACAGGGTTTGGTTGGGCCTGCTGGGTGAGGCCTAGAGCCTTCTGCACCGTAGGGTCATCTTCACCGCCGCCAGTTCCATATCCAATCCTGCCGCCCGAAGAACGGCCATACTGCTTGTGGATCTTCTCCATAACCTTCCGGTCTTCATGGCTTATGAAGTCTTCTGCACCTTCATGCGCCGTCCATGCCGGCATGATGCCCACCTTCTGAGGGGCGAATACCGTGTCTTCTGTGCTTGCGTTGCGGTTGTTTTCGCCATGAGGGCCAAAGTTAAGCCAGCTATTCTGGCCCCGCGTTTCGCTGGTCAGGGCGAGGCGGGCCAGGGGAGAATACATCGAGGCATGGGAACGCCACGCATTCTCCTCGCCATCGCTGCGAAATCCTGAGCCTTCTTTGGCGTGGCCAAAGTAGTCATGCACTGCGCGGAAAATGTCGTTCATAAGAACAGGCTGACCGCTCCACCGTTCTCCAGAATCAACAAGAAGCGGGTTTTTCTTTATGTCTTCTGGAGAAAGTTCTTTTGAGCCAAACCCAAAACTTGTGGGAAACATGTACATGTGATGGTTTTTGTTTACATCCTCAATTGCCAAGCGTGGGGATGCTTCATACGGATCTTTTTCTTTTGCAGGATTCCAGAAGTCGAGCTTCAACCCGGCGGCCCTTGCGGCCTGATACTGCGCCATGGTTTCTTTAATCATGGCATCATAGGCTGCCTTCACCAGAGGATGATTAGCGTTATCCTCCATGCGCTCGTATTCATCAGCGATGCGCTTGCCGCGCCCCAGATCAACCTTGGCGTATTTCTGTGGTGGGTTATACGGCAGCCCAGCATCTTGCATGTACTGCGCGGCAACAGACCGAACCATTGGGTTCGGCCCTGCCGTGATCACTTGACCAGTTCGCGGGATCTTTATGCGCGAGGGAAGACCTTCAAGAGGTGCTTGATGCGATGAAGAAAGAAATCCCTCGCCTCCTGGTAGGATTCCTCCGAAGGGTAATCCTCCCGCTTGGGAGCCAGCTTCGCTACGTGTGGGGGCATTTTGACCGACATATGTATCTCCATAATTAAGCACTGATCCGGTAGGCGGTAGCATGCTATCCTGCGTCAGGCCAAGAGCCTTCTGCACCGTGGGATCATCCTCCCCACCGCCGCCGGCATAGCCAACCCTGCCGCCTGAGCTTCGCACGGTCACATTGTGGTAGACGGGATGTTCCTTGCCCCGCACCAAGATGGTGCCAGCCTGCTCACCAAACTCGAGGTTGCCCTTGGTCGTGGGGCGAAGCCTTGGCTCTGACGTGGCCTTCTCGTACCTGGAGAGATCCACACCCTTGGGGAACTGGACATTCAGGGCGTAGTGGTGCTTGCCGCGATGATCCACCGACACAATCGTGTCAGTGGCCTCGTGGCCCTCCGGTGCCTGCGCCCACTGCCAGCCAGCCCTCTTCTTGAATAGGTTGGTCTTCACTGTGGCGCTGCCACGGCCCGGAGTGCCAGTAGCCTCCACTGCGTCACGGGAGGCATTGAAGAAAGGTTTGCCGCCTGCCTTCACACCGATCTCAGCCTGCGCCGCCCGGTGCCCTGTGACATCAGCCTTATCAGGCATTGAGAGATAGGCACCGCCAGGGCGCTGGTCATCCCACATGCGCTGGGGCTTGGGGAAGACGGGCATGGGGTTGGAGACTGAGAACTGGGGTTGGGGTTCAGCCTCGCCTTCAACTTCACCGCCGCCGGCCTTACCTGGGGCATCACCAGCAGGCTTTATCGTAAAAGCGCCTGGGTGCAGCGCAACATAAGATTTGTTTTTGCCAAACTCTTCATCTTTTACAACAACATGCTCAAATCCTTTGGTGAGCAATGACTTTCTAAATGGTTCCACGCCCCCTGTTTTCTTTACCGCATCGTGCAAAGAATCAAGAGAACCAAACGCTTTTCCTTTTCCTGAAATAGAAACAGGCATGGACGTTCCATACCCCATTTCTTTATTTAAAGGATACTGGTGCGCCCAAGGGCCTATCCTAGCCAATGTCATTGCCCAAGAATCAGGGTCATCATCTGTTGAGTTTACTTTTGTACCTTCTCCAAGTTTTGACCAGTCGTACTCTTTAAATGGCTCATATGTGGTGTGGTATGCTGTGATTGGTGCGCCGGGGGCAACATCACCCCCCTCAGACTTTCCCGGCACAGCCTTCGCCTGAACCCCCTTCGCCGTCAGGAGGGCAGCGCGGATCTTCTTGTCGGGGCTGACGTGGCCACCACGGGAAAGGCCGGCATCGCCGCTATCCCCAGGCCCACCCCCAGAACCACCTGGATCGCCAGGAGCCCCACCACCACCTTCGCCGGTACCACCAGCTCCACCAGTCGAGTCTCCCATGCCGTAGCCGTAGCTTTCGCCACGGGCAGCACGCGCCTCACGCGCGGCCCTCTCATCAAGCTCGCGCTGGTGGTTCTCAGCCCATATCTTGTCAGCAAGCTGCCTCGAGGGATCAGTGGCAGGGTTAAACTGGTACGTGTTTCGCAACTGGAAGTCGTTTGCGCTCTGCACCGGGTTGTAGTTGCTGACAGGCGCGCCACCCTGTTGGCCAAACATGCCGGCAATGCTGCGGAGGAGGGCAGAGTAGTTGGGCTGGCCGCCTTGCTGCTGGAAAGGCTGCTGCTGGTTTGCCTGCTGGTTAGCCATGCCGCCGAACTTGCCGGTGCCGGGGTTGACCTGCTGCTGCTGCGGCTGCGTTTGGGGATAGTAGCTGTTACCGGGAGGCATCTGCTGCGTCTGGGGATAGTAGCTATTGTTAACACCCTGGCCGGCAGCCTGCTGGAACTGCTGGAACGGGTTAGCCCCGCCCCCCTGGTTCGCCATGCCGCCATACTTGCCGGTGCCAGACTGAGGCATCACTTGGGTACTGATGTCATTGCCGGCAGACTGTGGGGCCGCTTGAGCCCCTGGAACACCACCACCCATTACCGTCCACCCTTCGCAATCTGCGCCAGCACTATCTTTGCCTGCTCAAGAGCAGCGTCATGGCGCTTCATATCAAATTCATGACTGCGCTGCTGACTTTCTCGCGCCTGCTGGTTCTCCAGCTTCATAGCCTCAATCTGGACCTTGGCCTTGCGGTCTTCTTCCTGGTTCTTCGCATCAGCAGCAGAGTTCATCATGTTGTACTGAGTGTTGTCGGCCTTCTGCTGAAGCTCGGCCTTCTTCAGTTCTAGTTCTTCCGGCGACATGCCCTTTGAGCCCTCGACCAGCCCGCCAGCGCTAAGGGACTGCATATCAAACTGGAGCTTCGCCTGATCCAGTGCTGTATCGGCTTGCAGCTTTTGAGTACGGGCTTGGGCTTCCATCTCCTTAATCCCAACCTCCTTTTGCTTAAGTTGGTAATTGGCAATCTTCTCCTGGATCTCAGGCGGCATCTTACCCTGCGCGCTGGGCGGTGCCATGAACTGCTCTGGGTTGTTCCAGCCAATGGCCTGCAACGCAGCCTTGTCGATGGCGATCGGATCATACAGCCCAGGCTGCGCCGCTTGAAGCTGTTTTAGAGCCATGATCTTCATGATGCGCTGGGTGTGGGATGCCGTGTTCGGGTCGGCCTGGGGCACCAGCTCGCAGTCGTTCAGGGCGGCCAGGAACGTCTGCTCATCCCACGCGTAGGAGGGCTTGTTCTTCTTCTGCCAGAAGCTCTCGGGATTTTCCTTGAAGCACCGGGCCAACAACTGAAACTCCGTGGCCTGGGCGGCGTGCATCCGCTTGTGGACGCTGTTCATCACCTTCTGGGCCTGCTCGATCATGGCGAGCGTGGTGCCAACAGGCGCATCAGCCCTGCCCTCGCCCACAGCCTGCTCGCTCGTGCCGCCGATCCTCATGCCAGTCTGGGCCATGCTCTCAGTCAGGGCCATCAGGGCCTGGGAGGGCTCCTTGTAGGGCAGGGGCATCACGGCTTGGCTGATAGGCAGACCGCCTGTCTTCACCAGGGCACCACCACCAGGAGGAACCCGGAAGATGTTGGTGTTCTGGCGGGCACCAGTCTCAGCCATCAAGAAGCCGGGGAAATTGGCGTACATCCCGGCATCGAGGAGTTCACGCCACGCTGCCGTGATGGCGTTGACGGTGTTGCCCAGAATGTGCAGCAAGCCAATGTCATAGAACCCGAAGCCGGGCACGAAAGTGTACTTCACGAAGTTCTGCCGCGCCTCGGGCAGTTCACCATCCTCATCGTAGTTCCGCACGATGGAGAGGATCTTCTTGCTGCTGGCGTCGATCGTCACCCGGTACGGGATCTCGAGGCCGGTGACCTTGCCTTTGAACTTGTGATGAAACCCTTGGATGTCCAACTCGCAGTAGCACTCATAGATTTCGCGGTCGCGGTCGTCAGGGTTAGTGACCGAGACGGCGATGCCCTCTTGGCTGCGCTTCTCAAGCTGCACGCTGTCAAGCTGCGCCATGTTGGGCGTGTGGAGATCAATGTCCTTGTAGACGCCCAGGATCTGCATGCGCCGCACCACGCTGGGGCGCATGTAAACCCGGTGGGTGATGCGCTTGGCGTTGCTCAAGTCGGTGGCGGCATTGTTCACGATTAGATCTTCGGCATCCACCGTCTCAGACACCGGGCGGTTGCGAAGAGGGCAGAAGGTGACCTTCTTGAACGCAGTGCCGCCGAACCCCAGCATCAGCAGCATGCGGTCGGTGTCGGGGTAGTATTCGGTGGCCACCGCCGTGAGGTAGTGGTTGAGGTCGTTCTCGAGGGCGTTGGCTAGCCGGTCCTGCTCGAGGTTGGCGTTGTTGCTGTCATTGCGAACCTTCACCGGGCCATCGGTGGGCAGCAGTTCGCTCCTGGCATTGGCCTGGAAGCGCAGCACAGCCTCCAGGAGCAGGGGATGGCGCACTCGGCTCATACCCTCCACAGGAGCCCCGTCAGCGGCCCCCTGAAGGCCTGGGATCTCGATCTTGAGGCCTAGGAGGCGCAGGCCGGTGGCGCGGTCTTCCACCCAGTCCATGCGGCTCTGCTGGTCGTCTGAGATGCCGCGCATCAACTCGTCTGAAATGCGGGATAGCTCAAGGTCGTCGATCTTATCAACGAGGTTATCGAACCAGCCGGGCGGGTTCTCATCGTCTTCGGCGTCAGCGACGGGGTTACCGTTCAGGCTGACAGTGATACTGCCGTCAGGGTGGTCGATGCGAAGGATGTTGCCCTTGTCATCCATCTCGGGCACGTCAGCGCCTTCGTCGGCATCCTCGACTTGAATATCAACCGCCTCTGGCAGAGGTGCGGCTGGCGCTGCTTCTTCACGAATATTGGCGCTCAGGCCAGGAACGAGGGGCATGATTAACAGTCCTTGCTTTCGGGCAAAGTAACCATGCAGGCCTTATCACACAACACTCAATAGCGTGGAAGGAAAATGGTGAGAACAAAAAAATGCCCTTTCGCCGTGTGACACCAGCGAAAGGGCAGTTTGATCAGGAAAGCTATTGTGGCGAGTTTAGCGGGCTAAGGCGCGCCGTACAAGGGCGCGGGGTCTTTGCCGATATGCCGCATGCTCTCCTGCACCTGGGCAGTCCATTCCTCGCCGCGCGTCAGCATGCCTAGCTCTCGCATGTGGCGCAGGGCCTGAGACACGGTATCCACTAGGTCGTCATGCTTGCCACGGGGGAAGGAGCCCACCTGTGTGATCACCTTGTCGGCCCAGGTGCGGTCAGGGGAGAACACCATGCCCTCGGCGAACAGGTGCTGGATGCTGTAGAGCCTGGATAGCTTGTCCTGGCTTTTGGGGTCGATCAGCATGACAGCCCAATCTTCATGGCCGAACAGGCGGCGGATCTCCTGCGCCACGCTGATGCCGGCGGCCTTGTTCTCGATCAGCAGGCGGTCAACCTTCATCGAGCGGCAGGTGTCGGCAGTCTTCTTCACCAGTTCATGCAACTCAAGGCGCTCTGCCCACGCTGACATGAGCATGACGCGCGGATGCTGCTGGCTGTAGCTGCGCTCGACACCATCCTCAGTCTTGATGCTTCGGGCCATCACGTCGCCGCTGAACACACCCCAGATAGTGAGGGCGGAGTAATCCCCATCTGACTTAGTGGTGTAGGCGGTGTCGAGCGAGGCGATAATGAAGTCCATTGCCGGGTAGGCGTCGTGTTCCCAAAGCTGCCACCACTCCCGCTTAATGATGCCGCCGCCCCGAGGCTCTGGCCGCTGTTGTAGCTGCCCCGCTACAGCGTAAGGGCCCATCACCGCCTTGTCGCGTTCGACCACGTCTTCCGGAAACCTTTCCGGAAATAGCAGTTCACCATCCTCATTGCGAGGATCTGCGAAGGGGATTGGCTCATCTGACCACTCTGGCCACCACTCGACAGGTGTGGAGCAGGCGCGGTCAGCCTCAAACTCCATAGGCAGCATCAAGTGCGTGTAAGGTAGGGCCTTGTCGAGGATAGTGCCGCTGACATCCTCCTCGTGCAGTCGCTGCATGATCACGATGATGGCAGAGTTCTTGGGGGAGTTCAGGCGGGTGGGCACCGCCTCGAGGAACCAGTCGAGGGTGGACTGCCGCTGCTGCTCTGAAGCGGCGCTCTCGACGCTGTGGGGATCATCGATGATGACGCGATCACCACGAGAGCCCGTGATCGTGCCGGCGGCCACGGCTTCACGGAAGCCCATGCTGGTGTTCTCAAACTTGAGCTTGGCGTTCTGGTCCTTCGCCAGGGAGACGTGAGGCCAGCAGGCTTGATACCACTCAGACACCACGAGCCGGCGCATCCTCACGTTGTCGCGGATGGCGAGGTTCTGGCTGTGGCTGGCGCACAAGTAACGCAAGTGGGGCATGCGCTGCGGCCCCCACTCCCACGCCGGCCAGAACACGCCCACCAGGAGGCTCTTCATGGTGCCTGGGGGGATGTTAATCAGGAGCCTGTTGAGCTTGACCCCATCGATCTCCTCGCCGGCTGTGACGGCCTCCAAATGGGCGCACAGGGCGTCGATGTGCCAGCCATGGACATAGGACTGCCCAGGCTCGACAATGTGCCAAGCGAGGCGCACAAAGGCCGCAAGGCTCTCCTCGCAATCGGCGCGGTCAAGCTGGAGAAGGGCATCGCTGGGATCGACGGTCATGCCGTCGATCTTGATCAAGCGGCTCACTCGTTGTCCTTCGCCGCCTTCAGTGCGGCGCGCAGGGCTGCTCGAGCCTCTGGGCCCAGGGCGGTGGCGTCAATGGTGGTCTTCACCTCGGTTTGGATGGCCCCGCCATCCTTGCCGGTGACCTCCTGGACCTTGCGCTCGGTGTAATCCTCGCGGAACCGGGCCTGCATGCTGGTCTTCCAAACCATGGCATTGAAGCGGTCGGCATGTAGGCCTTGTAAGCCCATGTTTTCCCAGAAGATTTGCTCGGCTTGCTTGGCTCGACCTAGCGCTGTCAAAAATTCAGGGTGCTGCTCGGCCCATTCGTACAAGTTTGAGCGCAGAACATCGCAGGCTTCGGCCATCGCTGCCATGCTTCCGCCCCGGCTAGCAACCTCGACAATCAGGTCGCAGAACTTGGGATCATACTTCGACGGACGGCCAACCTTAGCCTTCACCACCGCCGCAGGCGCGGCAGGCTTCGCTGGCTTTCCTTTGCGCTTGGGGGCGGGGGCGTTGGGCATCTGAGTTCTCCTGCACCGTCATATACGAAAAACCCCCAGCTTTCGCCAGGGGTTTGTTGGTTAGATCCTGAACGCACTTATTATGCCTGATTCATTGAAGTTATAAAAACTGACCTAAACATGCTTATTCTGTCCGGCTCATTGAAGTTGTAAAAACTAACCGGCTCATCGTGAAATTTATACCAGCCACCGTCAGCATCGTACCATTGGCCATCTTTGTGCCGCCGGATGCGGATAGTGGGCACGTCTGGCTGACTGCGGGTTTTCCAGTTTTGACCTCTCCAGTTCCGCAAAATGTCCCTGCATTCAGACGGCACTTGCACAGAAGAATCCCGTTCAGCCCACATTTTGCGAATCTCAATGGTCTTGTCGCTAACGTGGCGCACGATTTCATATGGATGTGCTGTGAAAAGCACATTGTTATTATTGAAGTAAAGTTCAATTGCATATTGCATATTCATGTTCCAATGATGAAAGGGTGGGTGGGGGCCGAAGCCCCCTAAGTTCAGCCTCCGCAGTTTGCCTGCTCGTGGCCTTCGCAAATGATCCTGGCATCTCTGGTGAGCCTGCCGTTCTGCGAGCCAGGGCAGCGGCAGCAGGCGTGAAGCGTCCCAGATTCATAAAGAATACCGCGATGGGCCTTGCCGGTGGTGCGGAAAGTGACCTTCTTCATGGTCGTTTTGGTGGTTTCGTTCATGTTCCTGCTCCAATGATAAAAGGGTGGGTGGGGGCCGAAGCCCCCCTTGATAAATTAACCCTGCACTTCGACCGCATTACCTGCTTGAGCCGCAAGCCAAATAGCTTTGGCGCTCTGGAATGCTGCGTCGCGGCTGCTCTGGGTATCCACAATGTTAAACCCGTTTCTTTTGCCGTCTTGCCCGATCATTGAAACCTCCCAAGTGCTGTTGAAGTTTTCCAGCACCATGGCAAACTCGCGCCCATCTGCGAAAAGGATAAATTGGTTGTTCCGGCCCAAAACCCGACGAGCAAAAAAAGAAATTTGATTGTTCATAATCATAATCCTTCAAACCGGCACCAGCGCCGTGAGAGCGTTATGGCACCATGCGAGGATGGGCGCAACACCAATCCTCATTTTTTTTGAAAAAAATTATTCAGCGCTCGGCATCAGCACATTCCCCACCGCGATGTAGAGCCCCATGGCCACGGCAGAAGATGCTGGCACGCTGGCGTAGCCCACCTGCTTATCGGTTTCGTACACGATCAGCAGCACTGATGGATTGCGGGACAGGACATCCTCGAGGGCCTTGCGGGCGGGTTCAGCGATGGGGTTCTTGCCATCGCCCTTCATGCGGATCGCCCCGCCTGGACGCGGACGCGGGGCTTGCCGGCGATCTCCTGGCCCCGAAACCACGCCACTCCATTAATCACTTCGCATAGCTCCGGCGGCATGAGTTCTCCATTTCGAAATGTTAGCACGGCAAAGCCTGAGGTCCACAATCGTGTGTTGCCCTGGGTATACGCGAAGCACGGCCAAACAGGATCCGCAAGCATGCCACACTGCACGCCGTACCGCCGGCCACGCATGTCCACCATAGGTTTTACTTCCAGGCTATGAGTGTCGCCGCTGACAAAACTTAAACCAGCTTTAACCGCATTGTTCCAGCCGGCGTGAATGCCGCCATGGAACCGGTGCATCACCACTGAATCGTTCAAGTCAAGCCTGTGGCACATATTCCAGTCAGGAAACTGGCCGGAGAAGTCAAAGCCGTCTGCCCCCTCAAACATTGCTGCATTCAGGGCAAGATATTTGTCGAACCTATCATCGTGATTACCTCTGACCCACCACCTGAGTGCTTTTGGCGCGCAGCCCATGATATCGTCTAGATGCTGCTTGGCTGCGTCCATCTCATCTTTGACTTTGATGCGCTTGTTCCACCCCAGGGGATCGTGGCGGCTGGGCTCGCCCATGTCCACCAGATCGCCCACGCTCAATAAGATGTCGGGCTTGATGGCTGGGATAGCCCGCAGGAGGGCCTCGTGTGCTAGGCTGCGGGGCTGGTGGAGGCTGGTCCAGTGGGCGTCACTGAATGCCACTACCGTCGCATTGGGGTGCCTGATGCGCTCAGTCAATTCACATTCAGGCGGATTGTCGGGATCATAGGCCACAGCCATGGCCTTGTGATGCTTTCTAATGTCAGGTTTGCCGAAGCGACTTATGGCGGCTTCGTATTGATTGGCGGCTGTTTTGTTGCTGATGGGTGGATTGAATGATCGAGCCGCTGCGGTGACATTGCCGTGGAGCAAAACGGCATTGTAAACCTCTTCGATGTCGGACCACTTATACGCTGGTTGAGCCATAGGGTTGGAACCTCTTGGTCAAAAAAAAGGGGAGCCTGGATGGCTCCCCGCGCATTAACTGCGAATTGGTCGAGATGCTAGGTAATTGTTCATGTCAAGACCGACATTCTCGAAAGTTTCGCGTAAAGTGACATTGTTGTGATCCAGCCACTTCTGGATCAGCTTACGGGCCTCCCACTTAGGTTCTGCTCCAGCCCCGTGGCAGGCTTCCAGGTAGAGCCTGCGAAGGTAATCTCGCTCGAGTGCGTGCATCTGGGTTACTCCTGGTTTGCTACGGGGCGCGATATGACATGCAGCACCTTCCCATCAGGCCTTGTCACGTAGAATGGCGGCTGTGTCAGGCCGGCGCGCTGCATGGGTAGCTTGGGGAGGGTAATGAACACCCCGCCCTCCTTATCCAGCCAGTAGCCCCACTCGACAGTGGGATCATTCGTGTACGTTTCTTCTGTCATTTTGTGTCTCCATTTATAGCTTGAGATATCCTGCGGCGCACGGGGCCATTTGCCCAGACATCATCGAGGGCCAGGAGTTCCAACAGCAGCATGACGCCCGGATGGATGGGAACCTTGCCGGCGAGCCAACGATAGAGTGTGGACTGGTTGATGCCGCAGACTTTAGCGATGACGGCATCGGTCAGGCCGATCATGTCGAGGGTTTCGCG